TAATGAGCTGCAGCACTAAAACATTATACAGCTTTCCTCAATGGTTGGAAGATAAATACGAATTAAAATTAAAAGAAAATAGTTTTATTCGAGTAACAGTTTTTTTAACCACTTATATTATGATTAAATATTTAGGATGGACAATTACATTATCAGCATTTGCAGTTGTAGTTTTAACAGTTATTATTATAGTTAAAAGAGTTCGTAAATAAATTATCACTATATTTGTTAGTAATTAAGAGGGTTAGCAATTATGTTAATCCTTTTTTGTATATTTGCTAAATGAGTGTAGATAAGTTGGTTATAATGTACGACGATTTTATAAGTTCCAACCCAACAAAATGGATAAAGAACGAAAAAGAACTAATTGAGTTTATTAACCAGCCATGCACAAAAGAAGATTTAAAGTGCTTCTTAAATGTATTAGTAGAACATGAAGAGTATGAATATGCTTGTATTGTTAGAGATAAGATAAATACTTTATGAGTAAGTTAAATGATAGCCAAATAAGATTCTGCGAAGAGTACGTTATTGACTGGAACGGAACAAGAGCTTATAGGGTTGCTTATGGCGATGACAAGTCCGAAAATACTATAGGAGTATCGGCTCATCAACTTCTAAGAAATCCTAAGATTAAAGAGCATATAGAGTCAATTAAGAACGACCTATCTCGATTAAGCGGTGTTACAGCGTTAAGAAACGTGCAAGAACTTGCTAAGATTGCATACAGTAACATGATGGACTACAAAGAAGATTGGATGTCTGAAAAGGAGTTTAATTCGCTTAGTGAAAAACAAAGAGCTTGCATTAGTGAAGTTCAATACATAGAGAAAACAACAAAGTTAGGTACTGAAAAGATAGTTAAGTTTAAACTTCATGATAAAATTAAAGCTATTGAGGTTTTAAACAAAATGCTAGGTTATGATGCGCCAGTAAAAACAGACAACAACTCAACCATTACAATAAAAGAATTACCTAAGATTAACTTTAAAAGAGTTAATTAATGAATGAAATAACATTCTCACATAGATATCAGCCTTTATTCGATTTATTAAACGCTTGGAGTGAAAGAGATAGGATAAAAGCAAAGTCTAAATTAACCAGACAAGATAAAGAAGATTTAGAATACTTTACAAAACTTTCAAACGTTGATACTGTATTAATATCTGGCGGTAGAGATTCGGGAAAGTCTTTTGGTTTATCTACATTTAATGCTATTGCCTCGTCTAGGTATAATCATAGAATATTGTATACTCGCTATACTATGAGTAGTACAGATAATTCTATTACATCCGCAATTGAAAATAGACTTCAAAATTTAGGGGTTGAAGATGAATTTGACAAGAAAGGCTCTGATTATACGCATTGCTATTCAAACGGCAAAATCTCTATAACTGGACAAAAGACAAGCGTAGGAACGCAAACAGCTAAGTTAAAATCATTAGAAGACTATTCAATATTTGAAACAGATGAGGGTGAAGAGCTTAAAAGTTTTGAAGAGTGGAAAACTATAAAACGTTCAATGCGTTCTAAAGATGTTCAAGCTTTATCAATAATTATTTTTAACCCCCCGACTAAAGATCATTGGCTTTATAGTGCTTTTTATGAAGATGTAAATAATGGTTTTAATGGTATAAAAGACAAGACTCTTTACATTCATACAACTTACTTAGATAATGGTAAGGATAACATGGCTATTCACAACTGGAATGAATATGAAGATTTAAGGAAAGATTATGAATTGTATTTATCTACTGATAACGGTTCAAGAGAGTTGTTACCTACGAAAGTTGTTAGGAATTTCAAAGAGTATAAGCATAGAATATTAGGTTCTTTTAAAGAAAAAGCTGAAGGAGTAATTTATGAAAATTGGACGATAGGAGATTACAACTATGATTTACCTTATTGCTTTGGATTAGACTTTGGGAGCAATGACCCAGATGGATTAACTAGAGTTTCCGTAGACCATGGTAATAAAGTTATCTATCTAAAAGAAGAATTTTTCAAGAACAATGTAAGTACAGAGGGTTTGTATGATGTACTAGTTGATAGATGCGGTTATTCTGATTTAATTGTTGCAGATAACGCAGAAAGGCGTATGATACAAGACTACCACCAACAAGGATTAAATATAGTCAAGTGCGATAAGTCAATGCCAGTAGGTAGTCAAATAAAGATGTTGCAAGGTTATGATATCATTGTAGATTCTCAATCTAAAAATTTAATTACAGCTTTTAATAACTATGTTTGGAACGATAAAAAGTCTGGGGTTCCTAAGCATGATTATTCTGATTTAATGGACAGCTGGAGATATGGAGTTTATAGATTAATAAATCCTAAAGTAGTAATGTTCTAAATTTATTTAGTAAATTTGTTGATATTATCTAAAATTATGCGTACAAGCGAAGAAGTCATACAGTTAATTAAAAAATATGAGATAGCTCCTAAATGGGTGCAAGATGCTAGAACAACTCATTCAGAATTAAAAGCGCTTGTATATGGCGAGGGTTTCCATGACTTACTAATAAACCGTATAGAAAAGATTGAAGAGAAGCAAAGAGCAGTTGCAAGACGTAAGTATGCTATTGATATTAGAGATTTGTTTGCTAGAATTTTAGAACCTAGAAACAACGTATTTAGCGCAGACGGTGGAGATGAAAAATGGTTAATTGATGATTCAACTAGAAAAGAAAAGTTAAAAGAATATTTAGAGAACTTTAAAAACGGTAAGAGTTTAGATGAATATTTAAAAGATAATCTTTTTCAACTTAGCGACATTGACCCTAACGGTTTAATCATATTAAACTATTCAAGCGATGAAGAAAATAATTTAGATAAGATTTACCCTACTTACAAATCAATAGATGACATACAAGTTTACGAGCCTAATGGTAATAAAGTAAAATGGGTATTATTTAAGCCAGTTAAAAAAGTAATAAGTAAGGGTAAGACTATTGAAATTGTAAAGTATATTGATAAGGATAATGTATTTGTATTTTTAAAGAATGGTGCAACATATACTTTAATTGAAGATAAAAGCTATGCTAATGACTTTAAAGAAGTCCCTGCTATAATTTTATCAAACATTGAAAAAGTAGGCAGTAATGAGCGTTTAAGTTGGTTGTTTTTCGTTCAAGAACTTTCTAAAAAGTTGGCTAGAGATAGGTCGGTAAGAGTTATTTATGAGTTTTTACAAGGCTTTCCTAAGTCATGGCGTTATGAGCAGATTTGCAACCTTTGTAACGGTACTGGTAAGCATAACAGCGATACTTGTAAGAAATGTAGTGGAACGGGTCAATTAGGCAAGAATGACGTAACGGATGATATTAGATTAGCATTGCCGAATAGTAAAGATGATGCTACAATAGCTCCTAATGTTGCTGGGTTTGTTTCTCCAGATTTGGAAACGCTTAAACACATGATGGATGGCGAAACAGCGTTAGAAGATTTGATAGAATACACGATGTGGGGTACTAAGCGAGTAAGCGACGGAAAAGGAAATGAAACCGCTACTGGTAGATTCATAGATATACAGCCATTAACCAACAAGTTAAATGTATTCGCAGACTTTGCACAAATGGCACATAACACGCTTTCAGATTTTGCTTTAAGATTAGCAGACCCTTTAAAGGATGATAAAAAAGTATATAATGTAGTGTATGGTCGTAGATTCATAATTGAAAGTCCAGATGTATTAATGGAAAAATACGGTAAAGCAAGAAAAGAGGGGCAACCTATAACCGTATTAGATAAGATGTTAAGTGAGGTTATAATGAGTAAGTACAAGAATGATATCGCAATGCGTTCTTTAATGCTTAAAAAATCTAAGGTTGAGCCTTACGTACATTTAACGACTATCGAAGTAAATAGTATCTTTGGTAAAGTAGAAGCAAATAAAAAGGTTGTATTTGACGAGTTTTGGATGCAATCTAATAAAGATAAAAATATAGAAGAGTTGAAAGACGACTTTTTAGAATGGTTTAATTTAAACAATAAAATAAATGAACAATCCAAGAATGATGATGGTGGGGACGTTGTATCGTAAAGCACCTAGTAGGAGAAATGCACCTCCTACAGAAGCAGATGTAGAAAGAACAAACTACAAGATTACTAAAAACTATTACGAAAAGCACATTAAATATAGTGAGTTGTTCGAGTTTGTAGAAGACGTAGAATTAACGGATAAGTATTACGCAGATTCTGAACAAAACGCTAAAGATAGAGTGATAGAAAAGAAGATTAAAGAAGCTGAAGGTAAGCTATCTTTAGAAGATGTTGCGGAATTAGTAAAGGCTAAAGAGGAAAAGCCAAAAAGAAAGCGTAGAACTAAAGAAGAAATTGAAGCAGATAACGCTAAAAACTAAAAACTTTTATTATGAAAATATTGCTCGGAGGAAAAGAGTTTGAAGTATCAGAAGATGATTTAAACTCTGCAAAAGAAAACGGAACACTACAATTAAAGTCAGATGATTTAGTAGTGCGTTCTAAAGAAGAAGAAACAGCTTTTTTAAACAACATCAAAAAAGAAACAGTGAATACTGCCTTTGAAATGGAGATTAAGAAGCGTAGAAATGACTTAGGTTTAGAGTTTGAAGGAAAGACCTTAGATAATCTTTTAAGCGCTCATGCTGAAAAAATAAAGGCAGAAAGCACAAAGAAGCCATCAGAAGCATTGCAAGAAAAAGAAAGAGATATTAAACAACTTCAAAGCACTATAAAAGAATTGCAAGAAGTTAACGGTAAGGTATCTAATGAGTTTAAGTCGTTTAAAAACGAAAGTATTTTAAATAATACTCTTTCTAAACTTATTCCAGATAATGCTATTTTGCCAAAAGAAGATATGATGTATCTTTTGAAAACAAAACTTAATCCAGTAATTGAAGATGGTAGAGTAATGTTTAAAGACGGAGATAATGTTATTAAGAATAAAACAACTTTAGACCCGTTAGGAGCTGAGGAAGTTGTAAAAGGCTTCTTTGAGAACAACCCTACTTATTTAGGTAATAAAGTTTCGGGGGGTAATGGAAACGAAGGAGATAGTAGTTTAGATGATAACTCTAAAAGCATTGAAGCGTTTACAAAGCGAATGGAAGCGAACGGTGTAAGTGCTAATAGTGTTGAGTTTAACCAAGCGTTAAATGAAGCTGTTAGTAATAAAGAGGTGGAGATTTAGTTTTTCATTGTTTGATTGGTTAGAAAACGTCTTATGTTAATTCATAGGGCGTTTTTCTATTTGTTCAATATTTGCTATCATCTTATTGATAGTGTCTAGTGTTTTAGTAAGCAATAAAGGTGGTTGATTCTGTTTTATTCGTTTTTCTTTAATTGTTAAAGCAAAAGAACTTTTAAATACCTTTCTGTTTTTTTTGGTTATACTCATAATCTATTATTTTTTCTTACAATGACAAATATAATATTTTTTTGTATATTTACAACCAGAAAGAGGTATATCTTTCAAGTCTTCCGAGTCGGTACGTACTCAAAACAATTATTTATTTATTAAAAGCATTAAAAATGGCGAATTATACAGCGTCCAATTTAGCTATTGGACAAGCAAATTTAACGCAAAAATTCCAAAATGGGGAAATGCGTTACCGTGAGCCTGTGGTGTGGAAGTCTTTACTTGCAAATCAACCACTCGCAACACCTGATTATCTATCCTTAAGAACAAGAGAAGATAGAGCATATCAAGTAAACTTTTTTAACAGAACAACTAGAGCTTTAGGTTCTGCACGTTCTCATAATCCAACTGGAGCAAAGTCAGATAGTACTATTATTACTCCATCTTTTTCTACTAAATCAGATGCTTTTTATACATCTATTAAGCAAGCGGATAGAAACGTAAGAACATTGCAAGAAATGTTTAACCATGAACTTATGAACTCTGTACTTAACTTTACAGATGCTTTAGAAGATTTAAGTTCTGAATTTATCTTTAACAATCGTTCTGGAGTAAATGGAGTTACAACAGATGGTACATTTGATGCTACTGATGATGTTTTCCAAATTGACGAAGCAACATTAGGGAATCAATCTATTGAAATTACTAGAATGGTAATGGATATTTTGAAGTACCAAGGTATGGAAATGGATGTTTACTGTGATTCTAAATCGTACAGATACTTTAAATTCTTACGTAATCAAGGTTCTGGAAACTCTACGAATACAGAGTATCAATTTACAGATGGTTTAACAACTTTCTACCATGCACCAGCATTTAATTCAGAAGTTGCGGGATTAGCTGGAACTTATAAGGGTTTTTGGTGTGTAGTTCCTAAAGGTATGCACGTAGCGTTAGATTGGATTCCAGCGCAAAACCGTAGAGGTATTTCTTCAACTTTAATAGGTGGTGAGGGAGAATATGGAAACATCATTAACCCGATTGACGGAGCAAATTACGCAATGTTTAAGAAGTGGGAAGGAGCAGATGAAACAGCTAACAACGGATACACGCAAGATATTAAAGAAACTTGTGAGTTATCTATTGATGTTGCTTTTGAGAAAGCACCACTTACAACAGCAAATGAAACAGTAATTCAAGCATTTGCATTAGTTTAATGTTTTCTCCGAGCAAAATAAGAGAAGCGGTAGTAGGGTTGATTGGAATACGTCAGCCCTACAATACCGAGTACCAAGTTTTCGATGCGGATTCTTTGGCTTCTTCTAGTGGTTTGTACTTAGATGATTTACCACTATTTAAGGCAGAATACTTTGTAGACTCTGTTAGTGGTGATGGTGCGACAGCAAGTGATGTTAATACTCTTTTAAAGGATATAATTGGAGCAAGTGCGGTTAGTGTTTGTAGTAGTGTTTTTAATACTTCCGATTTAGTATCTCGAACTGTATTATATAGTCATGCTACTAATTTAGTTAATGAAGAAACCACTATTAAAGATGGGTTTGTAGGCTTAAAATTAAGCTTAGACAACTTAAAAGATAGAGGGTTTAAACTTAACAGAGTTTTCTTAACTATGAAAGGAGTTGGGAGTGTTAAGATTATGCTTTTTAACACAAACCAATTAGAGCCAGTAGAAACTAAAGATGTTACATTAGATGGAACTAAACTAACTTATATTGAAGATTTGAATTGGAATATAGATAATTCTGCTTACTATCAAGGAGATTGGTATTTAGGTTATTTATATGATGGTACATTAAAACCTTATAAGCGAGATTACGAAAGTTCTAGTGTAATGAATGAAGTAAAAGAGTTAGATGTGGAAAAGGTATTTGTAGCCGACCACTCAACAGAAACTTTGTTTAATTTAGATTTAGAAGAGCATTTAGGCGAAGACACTGGATTAAATATTGATGTTTCGGTATTTGTAGATAATACGAGTTTTATACTTAATAATTTACAACTATTTAGCCGAACTATTCAATTACAATCTGGTATTAATATACTACAGAGATTTGTTTCTACCAATAGAAGTAACTTAAACCAAAGGTATGCTACTGAATTGTTTAGCACAATTTTAGCAACTGTTAACGGTGTAAGGGGTGATACTGGTATTAATCAAAAAGGTTTAAAGTATGAATTATCAAGCGAGGTAAAACATATTAAATCTGAAATTGAAAAGATAAGAACAAGTCAAAACGGAGGTAATAACATAATGGTAAGCACGTTGTCATGAGTTTAATACTAAAAACAGAACCAGTAGGAATTGACTGCACGATAGATAGGTTTCAAAAACTTATTTATAATGCGTTATCTACATCTTTTAATGGAGAATGGGACTGTTACCCTAGAATTTACAAAACAAAGGCTAAAGATTTAAGAGGAAACGAATATTTTAAGCCAGAGTATTCAAGTGGTAAATATGGGGATTATAAAGAAGTGTTATTCAATGATAAGGTATCTATAACTTCTTTCTTTTTAGTTAGTGATGAAGTAGACGTAGATAATGGCATAACGACAACACAGGTAGATATTATATTTGCGAGTGATTTAGTTAAAGCGTTGAATATTAAAAATCATAGAGAAGATGAGGAGTTTATAGTTATGTTAACTAAACAATTCAAAAAAACTATGATTTCTACATGGGATTTACAAAGAATTATAAAGGGAGTTGATAATGTTTACCAAGAGTTTGAACGTAGTAATGTTGCTTGGAGTGACATTCAAAATAGAAATGTAGTACGCTTTAGTTTTAGAGTGAATTACGAAATAGATTGTTAAAAATTAAAATAAAAAGAAAATGGAATTAGCAGGATGTGGATGTTCAGACAACATTCAAAACACAGGGAATAGTACCCAAAAATTGTTTAAATTAACTACTGGCAAGTATTGGACTCCAGCGATTAATTCAGATGGAGAAAGAAATGGTTTAGACCTAACTTTATCGCCAAGCGCGTTAAAAGATGCGTTGATACCTTCTCTCT